GTGAAGCACAGGCCGAAGCAGTTAGCGATGGAGCTGGTGTTACCCTGCTCATCTTGCCAGTAATCGTTGTAGCCAGAAGCAGCCTGACCGTCAGAGCCGTCGCGGCCGTTGACGTAGTTAGGACGCTCACCACGGGTGGTAGCGGCTTGGTTGTTAATACCAACGTAGGTCTGACCAGAGGTATAGCTGTTAATACCCAGGTGGTTAGAAGTACGCAGGGTAAAACCAGCCACAGAAGCAACACGGTTAGAAGCAAAGGTGCCGTTAGCACCAGTACCACCGTTGAAGTCAGTGTTGATTGCGCGGTCAGAAGCCAGAACGTCGTAGTAGGCGCCAGGGCTCAGAACACAAACGCGACCGTCCTTAGGAGCATCCTTTTCGTCCAGAGCTTGGCAAGCTTTGAACAGGTTCTCAACGATCAGATCGCCGCGAGCGTTACGGTCAGCAGCACCGTTGAGGTTAATCCCGGTATAGGAGGTACCACCAGGCAGTGCATTCAGAACGAACAGACGCTCGCCAGCGGTGAAGGCTGCCAGAGAGCCAGTACCGATAGCGCTGATGGGGCTGATACCGAAGGTGGCTGCACCGTTGGTAGGAGCGGTGGTGATGACGGCATAAGCACCGGAATCTTCACCGTAAACAACTTCACCCACTGCCCAGTAGCTGAGTTCAGCGGTAGCGAAGTTAGCGCTCATGGTGATGGTGGTACCCGAGACAGAGCTGTAGGTACCGCCTGCGATTTGGAAGCGCTTGGAATCCCAGTCCTTGACGCGACCGTCAGACTCAGAAGCAGTCAGCAGGGTGCGAGCAAGGCGCTGGTCATAAGCCCGAGCCAGAGCGCGACCAAGTTCGGTGGAATAAATGCTACGGACGTCCCAATGAAGTTTGGCTTCATCGAGGTCGTAGATCGAAGCATCAGCAATAAGAAGGTCATCAATGGTGATGATCTTCTCACCGATCATGCCTTTGTTACCTTGGCCAACAATCCAATCACCAGGACGGTGGTAACGGCTAGAGAAGCGACCAGTAATGGGGAAGCTTGCAGACTTGCCCGAAGAAATCGAGCGCTTCATCGTGAGATCTTTGAAGATCGTTTCACGGTTAAAGGTGGTCAGAACTTCGCCAGAAAAGATTTTGAGGAAGTTTGCGTTTTCACGCTCAAAGTTACCGGAGGCGGAACCAGCGTTATATTGAACGCCATTAAGTCCACCCAACCGGCTAAGAGATGCAAAGTCAGGCATCGTTAGTTAGTAGGTAGGAATGTTTAACGCGCTCGCTTCGCACTGTTGTTATCGCCTCAGCGGCAACAATGTTTACGTTCGCTATTCGAATATTAACCCCTAGGACCAAGAACGTCGCTGCGAAGCAACTTATCTTGTATGTCTTGGGTGTAAGCAGGGTCTTGCAAATAACGAGGATCGTTCATTGCAGCCATAACTTCTTGACTTGAACGGAACACATCACTGCTGTTACCAGACAGCTTGCCACCAATCAAATCAGGCTCATAACCAGCGTTCTCTTTAAACGCAAAGTACAGAGACTGCAAAGCGTTACGAGCTCGGTAGTAATCTCCGCTGTTAACTTCGCGGTTGTAAGCCTCTAGCTCTCCAGCTTCAAGGTTTTCACGAGCCCAACTCTGAACAGCTGAAAAGTTTTCTTGACCACCAATACTTTCCATAATGGTGGACTCTTCTTCTTGAGACAGAACAACAGGTTCTTGATCCTGCTCTTCTGCTTCAGAAGACTGTTCATCTTCATTGGTGTCGTAACCAGAACGATTACTCAGCTTCTTTTCAAGCTCTTGATAAGCCTTTAAGAGGTCATCAGGGCTTTTGAATTTGCCACCAATGAGTTCGTCTTGAGCTTGCTGCTGTTCTTGCTGTTCAGCTTCCTGAAGAATTTGCAAGTCTTGTTCGTTGTACGCCCCAGTTTCCTGAGACAGCACACCATCAGCAATAACTTCCATGATCAACCAATACGCAGGGTGAGATCAGGGTACACCCAAACTGGCCGTTTATTCTTAGCAGCGTTTACATACTGCTCGTACAGCGCAGGCTTCTCTTCTTTAAGGCGATCTAGAAGTTCTTCGAGCTTAGTTTTCTTAGGAGCTTCAGCTTCAACTGCTTTAGCCACCGCCGGTTGCGGTTTCTTGCTCGGCTCGGATTGAGTCATTTTCAGCTTTAACTAGTGCGGCTTGTTTAGCAGGATCGTTATTAGGATCTTGCATAGCCATTTGTTGCTGCATCATCATAGCTTGTTGTTGTTCTTCTGCCATGAGTTCTTCTTCACTCTTGATGAGTTTGTACGTATCAAGACCGTCAGAAGCAGCAAGACGAGTAATAAGCTCTCGGCTATTAACAAACTTCGCCATAGCTTCCGGTCCCAGAGTTCCGGCCAAGGTCTGTAGAAACTCAATGAGCTTGGCTTTGTCGTTACCACGACCGAGGGCGTCAAGACCGGTAGTGATTTGAGGTTTGACAACATCCTTAGGAAGACGAGGGAGACGACCTTGCCGCTCCATCATCGCCATCTTGCGGTTCACAAGAGGCAGTTGTAACTCAATTGAAAGAATCGAGTAGATGCCGCCAAGACCTGCTTCCAGTTCTTGAGCCACCATACGGATCTCTTCAGCCGTCACACGGTCACGACCAGAGGCACCGGCTTGGATGGCACTGTTAAGAAGGAACGCAAAGCTCAGGCGTTGCTCGATCCTTGCAATGGTGTTGAGAGCAACCGTGAGATCTGCTTGCTTCTGCATTTGCAGAGGAGCCACGTCATTTGGGTTGCCTGCCACAATTGATCCATTGGCAGCCCGAGCAAGAGCGTCAGGACGAGTCGTGCCGTTTGGATTGCAGAGGAAGATGATCTTGGCTGCTGCTGCACTACCTTCGACAATGGCTTTGCTGAGGTACTCAAGGCTCTTCAGGTCACCGAGTAGTTCTTCGCAGTAACCACGTCCATAAGCTTCGTGAGCCACACGGAACATACGAAGAGGAATCCAAGGGCTCTTATCAATAGGAACAGAACCAGGCTTACCAACAGGCTTGTTGTACGCCTCTTGTTGCCAGTTACAACGATCCTTCTTGTAATCCCATTTGACGTGGGTATAAAGGAAAACAGTTTTGTCTGCAAAGCCACCTTCAGTCTTTTTAGGCGCAATACCTTCTGGAAGAACTTCAGGGTTGACCTCTTCACGGACCACAACCTCAAGGATGTTTCCTTCAGGATCACGATTAAGTACAAACGATTTGAGTGGATATACCCTGGTACCATTTTCGGAAACGTAGAGAAGCGCGTTGCCACCGATGATAAGGTGCTTCAGCGCTTCAAACAGTGCAGTGCGATCACCTGACTCTTCAATGTCCCGCATCACGGAACGTTCCATCAGGGACAGCTGCTGATCAAACTGCGACTGAAGTTCTTTATAGTTATCAAGCTCCTGCTTGAGCTTCATATCGTCTACTGAAAGACGAAAGAAAGCTTGGTTAGGAGGAAGCAAAGCAATAAGAAGTTTGCTTGCTAAGTTATTTACACCACGAGCTCCTAGACCTTGGTAGGTAGTAGCAATTTTGGTGTAGATATTCTTTCCGCTGCTACGGTCGTTATCGGTAATAAGAGTCGGCAGAGTGTACTTACTGCACTCAATGGCACGATCAAGATAAATAGTCTTTTCCGGCTCAAGAGCCGAATAACGAGCCGCAGCGTTAGACATTCAAACCACCAGCTGAAGTTTCTGTTCCAATACCAAGACCTCCGCCGGTCCCAGCAAACGGAGATTGTATCTCTAAACTAGTACGCATTGCTTGCGGCGTACCAACTCGACGACGTACTTTACTCCCAACAGGAGCAGAAGACATCTGGCGTTGAATGGCAGATTGAAGCTGCTGCTGCTGAATGGCAAGAGCAGAAGAACTTCTTTGTTGAGCAATTTGCCGCATAGCACTTTCTTGTGCCATCTTTGCGGCTTCAGCTGCTTGTGTAGTCTGTTGTTTAGCTAAAGCAATAGACGCTTCAAACTGCTGTTGACGTTGAGCTGCATCAGCTTGAAATTGTTGAGCTTGAGCTAAAGCAGCAGCCCTAGTTTGTTGAGCTTGTTGAGCTGCAGCTTCTCTAGCAGCTTTTGCTTGATCTGCTTGAGCAGAGCTGGTTTTTGACATTTGGTAACCAGCGTAAGCACCAGCACCTGCTGCAGCCAAACCAACTATAAGTTTTGCCCAATCGTTAGCCATACTTTGTTTCCTCCTGGAGGTTGTACTGATCTTTCAAATGGCGTACAACGGACACCTGACCAGCAGAAAACCAAATAAGTTTCTCTTCCATACTAAGGTCGGGAGACTTATCAGGATAAAGTTCCTCCAAGTATTTGATAATCTCGGGATCAATGTAAGCAATCATATATTCAAGCCAGTTGAAGTAACACGGCCAGCGGCTGTTCCACCATAACCACCAATGCCAAGACCGGAACTAACCCTAGTTCTAGTTCTACCAGGCTGGCCTACCGTGGCTCCTGCTGTTTTTCGTTGTTGCGCTCTAGCTACTTGAACAGTTTGTCTTTGAGATTGTTCTAGCTGAGACTGCTGAATCTGAGCTTGAGATCTGCTTTGAGCGGAAACAGCAACGGCCTTTTTAGTTGCAATTCCTGCAGCTTTTTGTGCTGCTTCTACTTGCGTCTGCGCTTCAGCAAGAACTCTGGCTTGCTCTTGTCTTTGAGCTTCAAGAGCAGCAGCTGCAGCGGCAGCCTTTTGCTGAGCTTCATAATTACCCCAAGCTTGTTGAAAGCCTGAGCTACCCCGAGCGGCAGCCCGCATTTGACTTTCAATTCTGGCAACTTCACCACCAGTAGGATTCCGTCTAGTATTGCCGTCAATAATTACGGCGTTTCTATACTGAGAAACCTGTTGAGCGTATTCACTGCCCGGAAAATACTGCTCAAAAAACTGATCTTGGGAAAGCGCCATAGCTCTACTTGAGGTTTATATCAAGCGTAGCTTGGGAGATCAGAGTTACTCATCTCGAAAAACGATGGCATCCTGGCTCTTTGAGTCTCGATAAGACCTTCCGCTTTACCTGCGTACATCAAGCTGTCGCTCTGGTCG